GAGTGGGTTCGTAACACAATCGAAGGTTTTGGATGGGGAACCCGGCAGTTGGTCCAAAACTTTACAGCCAAAAACCCGGCGTTTATTATTCCAAACACCCAGCGAGACGTAATGTATGCCGCTTTAGCCCATGCCATTAAACCGGATGGTGATGTAACGACGTTTGTTAAAAGGCTGAAAACATCAAATGCAGCAATGACAGCCTACAACAAGTGGGAAAAAGCGGAAAGTGAGTTAGATAGAGCTGAAACTCCGGAAGCCAGAGAACAAGCAGAGAACAATCTTAGGGAAATAGAGAACAATACCGTTGAATTAGAAATAAAAGGCCCAGATGGGAAGAGAACATCTAAAACAGTCCCTATATACAAGTTAATGAATGACTTCAAAGAGAATGGAGGAGAAACCGGCTTTGTTCACATGAAAGAATTAGACAAAGTTCAAAAAGACATTGAACAAGAGCTAAAGAAGGCAGGAAGAGTTGCTAATTCCACTGGGGTAAATGAGGTGTTTTTTAATGCAGAGGGGCAAAACAGATTCTTTGAAGGTGTTGGAAAATCCTTAGAGGCAATGGCCCAAAGGAGCGAAAATTTGGCTCGTCTTGCCACCTATATAACATCTTTGGAGATGGGAAAAGCCCCGGCAGATGCAGCCACAGACGCTAAAAACACGGGAGCCAATTTCAACCGTAAAGGGGAAATGTCTCCTATGGTCGGGAATTTTATCGGATTTTCCAACGCAGCCATACAGGGTTTTGAGAATATAGGACGCCTGGCTTACGAGAACAAAGGGAATTTTGTCAAAGGTGCAGCTTCAATGTACGCCTTAGGCATGGCTTCTGCATTCTTAAATCACATGGCAATGGGTCTTGATGATGACGACAAGGATAAAGACTGGTACTCCAATGTAAATTCATATATAAAGCACAATTATTTTGTAGTCGGGTACGGGAAAGGGAGGTATATCTCAATCCCCCTCCTGCATGGGTTTAGGGCTTTTCACGGCATGGGCGTTTCGTCTTATGAGAATATGTTCCTGGACACAAGCGATAAAATTGGCTATGAAGATGCAGGGGGTAAGCAAATGTCGATAGATGCCTTGAACCTTGCTGTTGACATGGGTAGCCCGGTTAATCCGGTGGAATGGATTAATAAGGATGATGTGGGGTTAATGACGATAATTAAGCCAATTGCCCCGATGGTGCTTACCCCGTGGCTGGATCTAGCCGAGAACAGAGATTTTGCAGATCGTAGTGTGCTTCGTGAACCATATACTAAAGGCTTGGAGGAGCAAACAGCAAACGCGGGGTTATTTAAAAGAGATGTCAATTTTGTTGCAAAATACTTTACCGACCAATGGTTTCAAATTAACGGAGGAAATCCGGAGACATACGCAAGATACCCATTAGAGGAAGGCGAGTTACAAAAGCCTCTTCCATGGTATGAGGATATTAACCCTTCCGGCGTTGAACATCTTGTAACCTATTATTTAGGGGGGAGAGGTCAATTTTTTAATAATGTAATGAAAACCGGCGCGGGGCTAGTAGAAGGCGCATCGGCAATGATTTCAGGAGAAGATAATCCGTTTAACGTTGTAGATAAAAACACCATCCCCATCGTAAGGCGATATAATAGACAGGCTTATGAATACGCCCCTTACGAGAGATTATCGCAACTACGAAAAGAAGTGGATGCCTATAACTACAACATAACCAATATGAGCCGGGAAAATGAGCGAGTTAATCGTAATCCCCGATACATGAGGCTTGAAGCCCTGTTAAAAGGATTGGATAAAAAGAGAACAAGATTTAAGCACCTAAGAGAAAAACCGGGAATTGAAGCATCGCCCCGCGAACTACAAAAAATAAGAGACGAAGAAACAGCCATGATAAAAGAATTTCTTAAAAAATACGATCGATGATAATAAACCCGGACAAAGTACCATTTTCGGCTATTAAAATGCAGCGGGAAGAGGCCGAACTCTTACAAAGAAGAGTTGACGAATTAACCTTTGAAGGCAAGACAGAAGAGCAGTCAGACAATATGCGTATTCTGGAAGAGTGCCGAATGTGGTGGGATAGTCTGTACGACTTTCGCAGGAGAAGGCGCAGGAATAGAGCTTACCACAGAGGGGCCCAATGGTCTGATAGAATAGAGGATCCCAAAAACCTAGGCACCTGGATAAGCGAGGATCAATATATCCGTGATCAGGGGAAAGTCCCATTGAAACAAAACATTATCCGGCAGATGATGAAGAACCTGGTTGGGCAGTACCGGGCCTCATCGAACAAGTCTATTGTATTGTCCCGCACAAAAGGGGGGCAGGAAGGGGCTCGTATGCTCTCCAATGCAATGATGCACGTTCAAGACCTTAACTACTTACAGGAACTTGACGCAAGAGCCTTGGAAGAGTTTGCCCTTTCGGGAGGCATTGTTCAAAAAGAACTTTACAAATATTTCAAAATCCGGGGCGAAGAGGACGTTAAAATAAAGATGCCTAATATGAACCGGGTTTTCTTTAATACCGACATTGAGGACGTTCGTGGAGAAGATTTTCGGATAGTAGGTGAGATTGTTGACGCTCCATTGGACGACATTATAGCCACTTTTGCCAAAACACCACAGGAGGAAGAGCGCATAAAGAAACTGTACTCCATGACTGACAAACAACAATTCCTCGATTATACCGGATTAGAATCAAGCCGGCTGGATAGCCTTAATTTTTACATGCCGGAAGATCCCTCGAAGGCGAGGCTAATAGAAGTGTGGCGATTAGAAAGCCGGTGGAGAACGCGGGTTCACGATTATGCAGATGGTTCACTGGAAGTGACAAACCTTTCCATGGAAGAAATTCAGGTGATAAACGACCAACGGGTAGCATTTGGAGAGGCCAATGGAGTGCCCCCGGAGAATATCCCTTTGGTTGACGGGGAGTCATTTAAAGAGCAATATTGGAAAGCCAAGTTCTTGACTCCACACGGACACACCCTTTGGGAAGGAGAGTCGCCGTTTGATCACGGGGAGCATCCGTTTACATTTGTGGTACACCCGCTGATTGACGGAGAGGTTTGGGGTTTTGTGGAAGACATTATTGATCAGCAAAGGTATATTAACCGCATGATCATATTACTTGACTTCATAATGAGTTCGTCAGCGAAAGGGGTTTTAATGGTCCCGGTGGATTCAATACCAGACCATTTGACCCCGGAAGACTTTGCTGAAGAGTGGAGGTCATTTGACGGGGTTATCACCTATAAGCCATCCCGGATGCACCAAAAAGTGCCTGAGCAAATTTCAAGTAACAGTACGGCTGTGGGACTAACCGATATGCTGAAATATCAAATGCAGTTTATCAACGATATTTCGGGTATTCATGGAGCCATACAGGGGAAAGAGGCCAAGTCAGGCACACCGTCCTCCCTTTACGCACAAGAGGCCGAACATTCCTCAACTAACACAAAAGACTTCTTTATGAGTTTTAACTTCTTTAGGCAAAAGAGAGACGAGAAGATATTGAAGCTGATATTACAGTATTACACCGAAGAGCGCTACTTTGCCATAGACAGCGATAGTGAGGACACAGCGCAATTGTTCGACCCTAAAAAGCTGGAAGGACACCTATACGACTTAAAGGTAGTTCAGGGGAACGACACGCCGGTTTTCCGGGAATTGCTGAATCAAAGTTTAATGAAGTTGGTTGAAATGCAGATGATAGATGCTGAAACGTATCTGGAACACAGCCCTATACCATATTCAAAAGCAATATTGGAAACCTTAAAAGAAAGAAAAGCAGAAATGCAACAAGGGCAAGTCCCTAATGGACAGGCTCCAATGCCGGGCGAGAACCCGGAATCTCAACAAATGATACAACAAGCTGTTGCGGGTACAAGATAATTATTGTATCTTTGTACTGTCTTTGTAAGTTATTCCGCTCTTTGGAAATACTTCAAAAAATAAGGCCGGGTTAGTCTCCGGCCTTTCTTTTTGCGCTCACGATTTAATCTTTTTCCCGGAGCCTTTTCTGCTTGACACTCCTGGTTTATACTTCACTACCTCCAATGAATGCTTGTAAATGCTTACGCAATTGATGTGCTTAGGCAAAAGTTTTTTGCGCTTCATATTCTCAACTTGGCTGGTTGCTACCGATATAGGTCGTCCGGAGGGTGTTCGGACAATGTAACGGTGCTTCCGATCAACAGCTGTCCTCATCCGGGCCAGTTTAATTTGCTGCTTAATCTTGTGGTTATCCATGAAGGTGCGAACATACTCCACAGCCTCGGCCCAAAACTCCCGTGGGGCCTCGATAACAAGTAGCTTAAAATAATCAAGTAAATCTTTCATACTGATGCTTCTGATTTAATGGTTCGTTTTTGTCTCTTTCTTGATTCGGCTGTGACGTAGCGCGGAAGATCCATCTCGAAGGACAGCCATACTCCACCAGCCGTTACAATAACATGGTCATCATGCTGCCCATCTTTAGCCCCATAACTTCCATTGGATTTTATTTCATAAGCGTCCATCTCGTGACAGGCCCGTATATCCCTTTCTATGTAATCAATCTCGCGCAACGCTGCATTCAGGGCATTTATAATCATTGGTTTTGTACTTTTATTGGTGTGGAAACCAAATTTCACAGGTAAGTCTTGATGAATTTTGTCGGGGTCGTTGCGAGCATATAGGTTAGTATAGTGATCAGCGATTTCGTCCAGCACCGTAAAGAAGTGATCCCCTTCGGAACTTTCCGCATCCTTGGTTAAGCTGTTCACCTCCACGGCCAAAAGTGCATTGTTATAGAATTGAGCCACTTGGGCTGCCTTCCACGCCCCTAAATCTTGGTCAATATGTCCATGCCACACAGCCACAACTTCCGGGACGCCACCATCCATCATCCAATATCTGTCAAACACCTTAATTACCGTGTAGTCGGATCCCTCGCTCCTACCTCCAATATCCATAAAAGCACAATATCGGTCAGTTATTTCCTCACTATCATCGGGCAGCTGCCAGATAAAGAGATTCCCTTTAGGCAATACTTCAAAGGAAACCTTTTTAAGCGCCTCCGGGCCGCGAGTGTTCGGAAATACATCTCCAATATAGATAGGAGCCTTACACGTTTTCTGGGCGTTAAGAACGTAATTAGGAGCAAACGTCCTTCGTCCGGTTGACTGAAACGCTTCCGTAGCCGTTGAGGGGTATTCTGACATCATTCGCCAGTCGCTGTACCCATAACCAACCTTTATGTAATTATACCAGTAAATGCCCTCTATCGTGGCGCCTAACTCCCAAAGGAAATATTCGTATTCCCCCCATGTTTTAATAAACTTATCGTAGTTCTCAACCTCTTTTTGATAGTTTTCTATCTCGAACCACGGGACAAAAAACGGCTGAAAAATAGAGTCTCCGGAGACAGCATTGAGCCATTGGTCATGAAAGAAGTTCCCAACCCCTTTTGCGGTACTCTCCAATACCACTAAGGTATAAGGCTCGTCCGGGACGGTCGCCTGTAAGGATTGAGCAAGGTCGGAAGCGGTTTTTTGCTGTGTATCTTTCCACAATCCAACCTCTGATTCGTGAAGCATTGCAAAGTCATAGGAACGCAGAGATTCCGGTTTTTGGGCTGACCCAATCCCGATAATGCACTTTCTATCCTCAATATATTTTGATTTTACAGAGCCGGCAAAAGGCTTGAATTTGATGTTATCAAGTTCCGGTGGATAATACTCCCCTAACCGGGTGTACATATTACGGATATTCCTTGACTGTTCTTCCACATCTGCAATAATGGCTGAATGCCATGATGTTCTATGGCGAAGTTGTATCCACGCCATATACATCTGAACTAAAGTGGACCCACCCCATTGTCTTGCTTTCAATAAAATAACACGAATAGGCTGGTTATTTACTCTCATTCTCTCCAATAGTACGATAAATCGTCTCTGTGGTGCATTGAGTCTAAATACATCTATTTGTTTTGTTATTTTGTACTGAATGTGTGCGGCTGTAATACACCAAAACTCAAAGTCATGGTCTAACCGGAGCGTGGCAAAGTGCTGTTCCACACTTTCGATGTTCTTTTGATTAGCCTCAGTCTTGACAGATTTTAGGAGTTTTGGAATGGAGTAAACGGCCGCAAGGTTTTTAATAAAATCATCATCAAACATGGTAATTGGAAGCAATACTTTCGTGTGCCCCAATACGCCCTCGTATTCCAACTTCTTGCGCGGCACTAAAGACCCCTCTCCTGTCATTTGATCATAGGGGCAATGCATTTTATCCAAGCGGAATTTGTTCTCCCGTATAATATTATTTATCTCCTTCATCGTTGGGCTCCCGTTTTCTTTTTACACATCTGAGTCACATAGATACTTATAGTTGTTGACGTTAAAAAGAACTCATCAGCCAACCTTTCGTAGAAATACGACTTCGGGAACAATCGTGCTTTCTCCCCTTCCTCTTGTATCATCCTCTCGTAGGCTTTAAATATTGCTTCTTTTTTTCGAGGAGCATTGCAGGTTTTTGGTCCTCTCTTAATGGTGTAGTGTGCCATAGTATCAAATTGAAGGTTTAACAAATATAGTAAAAAAACTTTTAATTATTACGGCTGCGCCTTTAATTATTAAGATTATATTTGATCTAAGCTGCATATATTTGAGCTTTAAAGCATTATGTATAGTTCACAACTATAAATTTTTTAATATGGCTGAAGATGAAGAAGTAATAAAGGAGCAAGGAGTACAACCTGTTCCACCACCAGCAGAGGCAGTCCCAGCAGAGAAAGTCCCAGTAGAGGAAACTCCGGCAGAGGATAACACCCCAGGGTGGAAGAAACGAGTGAAAGAGTATTTCAAGGACCGGGAGTTTCAGGACGATGACGAAATGAGCGTCGCTGCAGAGGAGATGATTGACGACCTAATGGATTACAAAAACAAAGGTCAGGAAGCAAGCGAACGATTGGTTGCTCTCATGGAATCAGAACCTTCGGTCGCTGATTTGATTGCCGACCTTATGGATGGAGCTTCTCTTCCGGAAGCATTGGCAAAGAACATTGACTTAGACGGGATAACTCCTATGGAGGATGACCCAGATTATGGCAAATGGGAAGAGGCCAAAAACAACCGAATGGAGCAGGTTCAGGCCCAAAAGCAATTTGACGAAGATCTTAATGGCAATAAGGTTGAATCCTCTAAGAATTTTCAGGCGTTCGCGGAAGAAAAGGATTTGGGTGAAGAAGAAACCACTGCCTTTTTGGATAAAGTGGACCAGTACCTGGATGACATTTACCGGGGAAAGGTTAGTAAAGAGTTTTTGGACGCTATGTTTAAAGCCACCGGGTACGATGAAGCATTGGTGCAAGCAAGGCAAGAAGCTTCTACTCAGGCCAAAAACGAAAAGGTTGAGGCGAAGAAAAAAGAATACAAAAAACCAAAGGGCGATGGATTACCGGAAGTTAGCGGAACCGGGACCCCGATAGAGAAACCCAGACGGGAAAAACCAGCCTTCTTATCCCGGCTGGAAAAGATTGAGGAAAAACACAAACGTAGAATTTAAACCAGAAACCGATGAAGATTACTAAGCTGATTACAGGCTTGCCGCTAATGGTTCTCACTATTGCAGTGATTGCGGTATCGTTTTTAGCGATGAACCTTTTATTTATGGGCGGAGCAGCCGCTCAATTAATGGCCACCACCGGAGGCGGTGTTGTTGAGGGAACTGTCACTACCGAAGCGGTAGAGGGCTCCCAGGAAGACCTTAATATGGCTGAGGTCGCCGATAAGATTACTAAAATGCAGCCTTCATCCACCCCTTTGGCGACTATTTTCATGCAGTACGCTAAAAAGGTTAAGGTAAAATCCCAGCGGACAGAATTTTATGCTGTGGACATTAAACCTTTTAGTGATAAGACGGCAGACGAATATGTGCTTGCCAATGTTGATTATGCAGCTATCACCGTGGCAGATGTTTCTATTTTTAACGTAGATGACACCGTGATGTTCCCAGATATTGAGGGAGGAGACGGGCAGCCTTTCGTTGGATGTATTTCTAAGAAAGACAATGCCTCAAGTGCAATCCACATTCAGGCAATGAATGGGGTTACAGGAGCTGACGCTACAACGCCTAATTGCATTCCTGGCATTGTAACTGACTCGATTGCTGTACGCATGGGTCCGGCCAAGTCGGAACTTGATGCACAAACAGCCCCGTTTGCCGTAATGCCTGAAAAGGACTTCAATTACACTCAAAATTTCATGGCCCAGGTCGAAGAGTCTGTTTTCCAACGTGCGCATAAGCAGGAAGTGAATTGGGACTTTACCGATTATGAGGAGATGAATATTTATGACATGAAGGCCCGTATGGAAATGAGTTATATATGGGGTATCAGGGCACAATTTGTTGACAAGGAAGATGAAGAGCGCAAATTCACTTGCGGTGGTTTAGCGAGCTTTATGACCAAAACCATTAATTACGCCTTCTCTACCGGCATCACTAATGACATATGGGTTGACTGGACGCAGGAAATATTTGCTGACAACGCGGGTTCTGACACTCGATTCTTGTTTGCCGGTGATGACCTGTTGGCTACCATCAGTAAGATTGAAGGAGTTAATAAGCAGCTCGAAGCCAAGGAAACCGAAGTTAAGTGGGGCATAACCTTTAGTAAAGTGGAAACTAAATTTGGTACCCTTTTCATTAAGCGTCACCCCTTATTTGGGCTGGCCGGGCAAAGCAAAAATGGGATTGTTTTGGATGTGAACCATTTGGAAGAGCATGAGTATTTCCCATTGCAATTCACCACTTTAGAATTAAAAAAATCCGGACAACGGAATGCTAATGCAACTGTATTGCAGAAGGTCTCTACCGGTGTGCTTAGATACCCTGGAACCCACGCTATGATCATTGGAGAGTAGTTTCTTTTTTATATTAATTTTTAAAAGGGCGGGAATTAAAGCCCGCCCTTTTTTTTTACGTACAACACAAAAAATACCGCGATGTTAAAGACTTATGAGTACCGTCAC